CTGTGAGTGCCAGTGCATCAATACGTGCCCTCAGCTCTGCGTCAAGTGCCTTCTGGCTGTTGTAACCTTTCTCACAAACACCTCTACCCCAGAAGCGTCCAGGAACAACATCCCACGGGAATGCAATGACAGGACGATCTTGCATCATGTAGGGGTTTTCTTCAGCTTTAAGCAGCACACCACCGTTAGCTATGATAACAATAGCCTCGATGTAGTAGCTCTCATCATCCTTAGCTTCATCGGTGAGGGTTACAATGTCTTCATCTTCTTCTTTATCTGCGTTAATCAACAGATGTCGAGGAACTAAACCAAAGTATTTAGTCAACCTTACTTTATCTTCTGGTTGATCTACCAATTCATGGTCTGCGTCAAGATCAATGTCATATTCGCTGGTGTTTAATGATACTTTCTTGTAAACACCCTTCTCTTGTTCAATCTCTACCGTGTGTGATGGTACATAACGATCAATACACACACCAATAGCTTCTTCAATGCTTGTAGCTACAGGGTCAATCAAGAAGTTCTGCGGTAGGATGGGTATAAGACGTACTATTGTACGCTCAGTGATGTTAACACCTACAGCTTGTAATGCTCCATCCATGATAGGTTGCGTAGCTGGAGCCATCTCTTTGATTTCTTCCAGTACAATCTCACCAATACCTGTACCATAGACAGCAGAGTTAATAAGACACTCAGCAACAGCCTTCCTAACCTTAGTTTTAGCAAAGTCTTCATGTAGTTTTTCACGTAAGAAGGCTACGTCTGGTGTCTCTTGGTCAGCAAGGTCATCTGTGATGTCAAAGAGCTTACCACGACCAAAGGTAGCCTCTTCAATCTCTGCAACAGAGCTTTCAACAGCTTGCTGAAGGGCAGGGGAGATGATGCGACTACGCTCAGACTGCCTAGTTTTGTCTTCAACAGAGTAGATACCACGCCACAGGCGATAGTATTCATCATGCGTCTTCTCATAGTTGTTCTCATAATGGTCACGCCACTGGTCTGCTTTAGACATTACCCAGGATTCTAGGGTCTCTGCCATAATATCTTTGTTGTATTCCATATTAATCCTCTTAGTAGCCAGCTACTGTGTCATAAACTTGGTAATCATCGTATTCTGTGTCGTATGCGTAGGTTACTTTGTGTAGCTGGTCTATGTAAGCTAGAGAGTCTATCAAGTCATCGTGTGTTAACGTGTCTGGGAACTGAAACAGTTGATCCATGAATTCAGCATTCCAGTCACCTTTGTTAAGTTTAACAACACCATTCTCAAATCTACCCTGCAAAGCCCACATAACCCTGTCAACTTTCTTCTTATTACCGTGTGTTAGTTCATCAACACGAAAGAATGTGTTATGTCTTTTCATTAAATCTGTCAACGGAGACATTACAGCGTTTCTAGCTATGCCTCTTTCAATGCCAACAGCTACAGGTTGATAATCTCTAATGATTTGAAATATCTTGTTAGCTGTCTCATTCAGCTCCCAGCGTCCATAAACAATATCTTTAACCCACCACTCACCTTCCTGTGTTATTTTAACAACAGAAATAGCTGTTTGGTCTAACCTCTTATTCTTTGATTTAACTTTGTTGATTTCTTCAAAGCCTGCTAAGTCAATAGCAACGAAGTAGTCACCATCAGGTTCTTCTTCATCAAACTTAACCCACTCTTCCCTAAACATCTCAGAGCCTCTAGCCTCAAAAGAAGCCATGAACTCTGTACGGAAGGCATAAGAAGACATTGATTTCTTAGCACTGTCAATCTCAAGCGGGTCTAGCATAGGGTTGTTGTAGCTTGTGAAGTGCCATGATTTATATGTAGGGTCTTCTGACAGCTCTGCATACTTATACAGATCATAGAAGTGATTCCTACCCATCGGTGTACCTATGAATAACGCATTACCCTTTTGATCTGTTAGAGCAGGACGTAATATCATGTTCCATACATCAGGTTTGATGTCAGCGTATTCATCAAGTACAAGGAACTTCAACGACACTCCTCGCATTGTCTCAGGTCTGTCACCACCTTTTAAGCTGATGGTGGCTCCGTTAATCAACTTAATCTGTAGGTTGTTAACATGACTACCAACAATCACCGGCGCACCCAACTCTAGCAACGTATTCCACATAATGTCTCTAGCTTGTCCTTGTGTAGGGGCTACGTAGAATACATGACCTTTGTCAGCTTGTAAGGCATTAACAATCAACAACCAAGCAGCCAGCATAGACTTACCAGTACGGCGACCAGCAGCAACAACTTTAAACCGTGCTGGATCGTTCCACACTTCCTGTTGCCAGGGAAGCAGTGATATCTTTAAATCCATTAGGTAAAGCTCACGGAAGCTGGGTTGTGTCGTTCTAACTCAAAGCTAATGATTGTTGTAAACGTACTACCAGCGTCTGGAGTAACAACAATGCTGTCACCCTCTCTCAAAGCCATCCACTTACCATCACCACCAAACTGTAGATTATCTCCGTGTCCTACAGACTTAGCACTCTGAAACACTATGGTGGTTCCGTTAACCCATGAAGCACTGACAGAAGCACTACCTGACGCAGCAGCGTTAGCTATAAACAAATAACTAACAATAGCTCTGTATCCCGTAGGTACAGTTAACAACGTGTTAGCTACGTTAGCTGTGAGGTTCTTACCAACAGAGTATTTAGTAACTTGTGTATTCATTAGTATAACCACATAACAGGAGTGTCATCACGGATGTCAACATGTACAAAGCTCTTAGCTACACCAATACCTGTGAAGCCTAACCTTGTAGCTTCACTGACTAGCTTCATACGCTCACTACCATTCCTAACCCTGATGTCAGCAGCTATGCCTCTGGTATGTGTTCCTGGTGTCTTCTTAGCAGCTTCTATGGGGTGTTTAGCAGAGCGATAACCACTGACAATAACTAATGGAAAACCACAAGCATCTCTCAGAGCATCCAACCTACTAACAAACTTCTCATTGATGAAATTGTCACCACTGTGTTTGCATGTAAACTCTTCTTTCTTGAAATGCTTACTGTTCATCATCTACACTCTCGTAGTCAGCTTCTATTGTGTTTGTGCTGATGTCTGGTGTACCAACACCACTGATGGTTATGTTGACACTAGGACGACTGCTACCACCACCTTTCTCAAACAAGCTAACAGGTAACATCCTATCCATCAGGAGTTTCCATGCTGCTGATTGATTCTTGTGTTCATCATCTAAAGCAGCATTAAGTATACTGTCTAATACCTTCCTAGACTTGGGAGATGCTATTAACCTAGCCTTCATATCATTCATAATGGCTGCATCACCCTTTGGTCTACCAACCTTATTCTTCTTCTGAACAGCGGCTAACATAGACTTTGTAGGACGACCTACCCTCTTATTCTTTAACACATCCCCTTCAGGGGTAACAGAAGAATTAACTATCTCTTCATGTGTAACATCATTAGACATAATATACTCTCTATATAGTCTTTATAGGAAGAAGCTAAGTTGTCTCTATAACGCTTATATCTCTTAAGTAGACAGTGTTAATAATTAACAACCGTAGTACTTAATGTTATAATCAACAAACTAAGTACTAAGAGGTTAAACAATTATTAACTTAGTACAGAGTCTGTTTAAAGTGCTTGTCTTACTCTTTAATAACTATATAGTATAATAGCATATTTTCACTAAAAAGTCAAGTGTTTTTATAGTTATTTTATCACCGTGTGATTGTAGTCACAGCACCAGCACAGCACAGACTGTGTCATGTCCCTTACACACAAGCTCAGTGCGGGTTTGTGTCAGTACACAGTCTCCGCAGCCCGCCATTGTTTCTTCATAGTTATCATAGCCTTATGTAGTTAGTCATCCTTATTCCTTTTTAATATAACAAAGTCTAATTTACCTTATTTTGTGTCTAAGTAGCTACCACATCATCATCACCACCGCAGTCCCCCTCCCCCGCCTATGTTATGTTACAGCATATCATAGACTTAGCAGCTGCTGCCCTGGATATGTTATAGCATAGCATTTCATAATCCGTCAGGTATCTTCATAATCCGTCAGTGTACTAAGTAGTACGACATCGTACCAGTTTCATAATCCGTCAGGTATCTTCATAATCACTCAGTAATTATACAGTCGTATAATAACAGTGACGTTATATAGTCTAGTACATATCGAAGTGGGAGAGATTATGTAGCACCTGCTACAGACAACAACGCCTCTATATAGACTGTATCTGGTAGTCATACACTGCCTCTATCAATCCTGGAATATCAATAGATTTAATCAATGCAATACTTTGTTGACTATATAACCATAGAAGAGCATTATAACTACATCAACAACGCACCTGGAGTTAAAGAGATGAGCAGATACGATACAGCAGAATGGAAAGAGTTAGTCAGTATTCAGAATGGAATGTGGCATGTAGATATCCTGACAATCACAGGATTCATGGATCACGAAGCGTTTATCCGACATTTAGAGCGATACCGCGCAATAGCTAACAAGTAAACAACCACGGGCAAGGATGCCCATCAATTCAGGATAAGACAATGTATCAAGTAATCTACAGATTCAAAGATAGCAAAGGCAAGACAAGGGCAACGGCTTTAGTCACCTATCACGATGATCACTACATCTATGACATCACGGGCACAGCAACAGAGAATCAAATCTATGAAGCTATTGACGGCTGTGCAGATAGTGTTGGTAAACTTACAATTACATCAGAATACGTAGGGGATTAAACATGATCACAATTCAGCAGATAACAGACACAAGCTTAATCAATGCCGA